TTCCATTTGAGAAGCTCTGTAACGAACGTGTAAGAACGGACGCTTTAAGTTTCTACCTAATTGCTGATCGTAAACTGAAGATACACCTGCAGGTACAATGACACCGCGAATAGCGTTAACTGTGTCTAGTAAACCTCCACGAGTTCCTTTGTCGTTTAGATATTTGAAGTCAGACTTGTAGAAGTCATAAGAACCTCTTCTGAAGCCAGAAAAACCTAGGTTTAATGCCATATCTTCAGAGTTGTTAAACACTCCGTAAGAAGTACCACCAGCACCGTAAGAATTCATAGAAGCTAACATATCGTCCATAGCTAGAGACACGTCTCTATCAACGAACATCATATTTTCTTCAATAGCACCTTGCTTGTCAAATTCAGCTAGAATAGCGTCAAACTCAGCTAAGTCAGTAGCAGCGTTAACACCAGTAATACCAGTAGTAATGTTACCTCTATCTTCGATAGCAGCAAACAAACCTTCAGTACCAACAGCATCTCCATTTGTATCTGATAAGAAAGCACTATCAATAGTGTTAGTTCCAGTACCTTTTACAGACTCTAACATAGACATTTCTAGGTAGTCAGCAAAACGAGCTCTTGTGTCTCCTTCAGCTTTCATGTACCAGTAGTATCCATTTTGTCCTTCTTCACCAGAAACCTCAACCCAACCAACTTGAGTAGTATCAGATCCAGAGATCTCGTACTTATCTTTTAGTATAATTGGCTTGTTAGTGAAAGTTTGGAATTTAGGTTCGTTAGCTCCGTTACGTCCAACATCACCTTTCTTGTACTCAGAACCATAAACCATTACCACTAACTTAGCATCAGCGCCAAAGAAAGTTGTTGCGTCACCACCTTGAAACATCAAGAAGTCAACATCACCACCTGCAGGGACGTTTGTAACGATAGCTCTAGCTGTTTTAGCAGCAGAAGTAATAACTAATAAGTCGTTTTTTCTAATACCATGATCAGTACCGTCTCCGTTTCCGTCAATATCAGTGTCTACAGTAAAGTGTTCAGCTGAATTGTCTAATGTTGCGTGGTAGGATAAGTGTAAACGACCTTGTTCAGACCATATAACTTGATCAGAAGCCATAGCTTCTTCAGCTCCAACTTGTGATAAAAATCCTGAAATAGTTCTATTACCAAATACCTCAGCTTCTTGCTCTAGTAAATCTGGTAAGTATTGTTGGGCCCAACCTTTAGTTGTGTCCTTTGTAAAATCGATGTAGTTTGAAGATAGTGTTTGCTTCACTGGTGAAGGCACACTATTCAAATTTCCACCTGGGTTCGAAATTGCCATAATTAAATGTTTTTAAGTTACTTTTTAATTTTAAATTTAAGCGAATTAGAATCATTACCAAGAACTTTATATTTTACACCACCAGTCTCTACACCTTCGCTAAGCGATTGCCTTGGAGCCATGTCTATATTCTTTGCACTCGAAACACTATCCTTGATAGCGTCTGCTTTACCTTGTTCGTAAAAGTGCTTTGCTACAGCATCGGCATTCATTGCTGTGTAAAGTGATTTGTGATATGCGTCTGCGTTAGTCAAGTTACCGTCGTTGTCAAGAAACTTCTTAACAAAATTGTTGATGTCGCTTTGCGTTTCCTTTACTTGATCTTTATCGTTTACATTAAACCTAAAGTTCTTCTCACCTAAGTTAAATTCAAAACCTTTGAATTTGTCGCTAAAAAGATTATCAGTTCTTTGTTGAAACTTTGAAGATCGTTCTTCTATAGTTCTTTGGTTATCTTCTGATTCTTTTTGGTAGCGATTGAAAAAATCTACCGCCTTCTGCTGATCTTCAGACAGATTGTTATTGGTTTTCACTTCGGTGTAATACTTAGACTTTTGATCTTCCAAGTATTGTTTAGCGTTGGCAACTTGCTCTTTTAACGCTAATTTTTTTCTTTTTATATCGTTCTCTTCATCTAGTTCTTCATCAAAAGAGAAATTGTCTTCCATCAAAAAATCTACTTCATCAGTAGACAAGTGAGGCTTTGTTTTAGTGTAGTACTCTTTTAAAGCGTCCTGGTTATCCATTTTAGAATAATCCCTGTTTAATGAAACATAGTCTTCTACCGAACCACCTGTTTCTTTCAAAAAGCTAACTAAACTGTCTACTCCCTCAGGTAGATCATTACTCGATTTACTCGGTTGTTTAACTTCTTCTACGACTTTCTGCTCTAAAGGTTGCTCTTCTACAGCCCTAACCTCTTCTACAGCCTCTATAGGAGCTTCTACAACCGCAGTCTCTTCTTTAGGTGTTGATAAGTCTACCTTGTAGACAGAATCATCTTCTTTAGACTCAAATTTACTAAAGTCTTTCTTTACTTCTTCCTTAGGCTCTACAGCCTCAGGTGCCTCTTGCTGAATCTCTTCAACAACAGGTGTTTTGTTTTCTTCTTCCATAATATAATATAATTAGTTAATTACTACTTTGGGCCAAATTTATTTAAACCCATACCACTACCCATCACATCATTACCAGATGATTCAAAGTTTTGGGGTCCTTTTCTTTTTTCTTTTTGATCCATTAAAGCACTCTTTTGTGAGGCTTGCATTTTTGTTCTTCCGTCTTTTCTATCTTCTCTAGATAACTCAGCCTCTTTACTAGCTCTAGCCTCAACATCTTTTAGCTGCATGTTTAAATCAAATTCAAACTGCATAAGCTCTTTCTTAACCATCGCTTCTTTTTCTAGCTCTTGCATTTTCATCTGAGACTTAGCTTGCTCTAGTTGAGTATTCATCTGAACCATAGCTTGCTGTTTTTGAACTTCAGATTGAGCCACGGCCTGCTGCGATTGAGCATTGGCTTGAGACTGAGCCTGTATGTTCTGCTGTTGCATTTGCTGATCTCTTTCTAGCTTTTTCTTTCTTCTAATCTTTAGCATTTGATTAGCTAGCTTTAGGTTTCTTATATCTCTAAGATCTATTGCATCTTCTAGGTCTATTAACTTTTGACCAAGAGCAACTTGTATGTTGTTTTCTAGCATTTGCTTTTCCTCGTCATCAGGCATTAGCTCTAGAAATATACCAAAGTCGTACAAGTGCAAGCTACTCATTTCTTCTAGTGTAGCTACATTGTGAGCTCCTATGGCTTGAATAAAAGCATCTTTGGTTGGAGAGTACTCTATTACATCAGATATTCTAAGCGATAAAGCTTCTGCTACTTGAGATGTTAAAAATAGACCAGACTGTAAGATGTGTCTAGTTGCTACATTTGAGTTTGCTGCAGCTAGTTTTTGAACACCTACTAAAGCGTTTTTGTCAGGAGTACTACCGTCTCTAGCTTCGTTAAGGCCAGTCACGTCTCTCATCATTTGCAAGTAGTAGTTGTAGTTACCTATTAAGGCTTGCATTTTGTTACCACCGCCACCTGACTGTATTTCTCTAATCGGTACTGCTCCAGGATTTCCTTCACCCAAAGCATTCATTGATCTACCAATAACAGAACCTGTTTGGAAGAACATGTTTAAAGCTTCTTGTGGATTGTAGTTAGTTCCATTACCTAAGTCAACTTCGGCTAAACCATCAGCGTCAAGATATACTCCATCTGGAACCATCTTAGACATTACTTGTTGTAGCTTTAAGTGTGTAAGCTGAATCATATCAGCAAAACCTGTTATTCTACTTACAATAGACTCTGTCCTACCGTTGTACATCCTAGGAGCTACTATTGCGTAATTCATTTTTACCTTAGTGAAATCGCTTTTAGGCCTCATCATGTTCTTAGACATTTCCCACTTCAATATTGTGTCTGTGCCTAATATAACAGCTCCGTCGTAAACACACTCTATAGACCTAGATACTCTTTTAAAGTTTCCTTGCTTGTCTTTCGGTGGGTTGAAGTTGTCAGTCTTAGGTATAGCTCTTTCTCCGCCAGTACCAGTTTCTTTAACCTTGTATACATTATTCATATACGTTTTGTAGTTAAAGTATAGTACTTGAACTTTGTTGTTATCAGTCTTGTTTGAGCCTCTAACTCTTTGGTAGCCGTATCTAGACCTATTGTTAGGTTTGTTTGCAATTTCTTCTAAGTCAGATTGACTTAAATTAGGAAACTGTTTAGCTAATTCGTTTATAGGTATTGTTTTTACTTCACCCACATAGTATATGTCATCAAAGTATGGAGAGTCAGTGTAAGACCAAACCATATTAGCTGGATCAACATAATCTACTGTTACTCCTTCTGATGTATTAAAACCTGTTTTTACAGCGCCAATGCCTAGCACCGTAAGGTCATAGTAAAACCTCTTTGATATTAAATCGTAGTCGCTGCCTTTCATTAGCACGGCTATAGCCTGCTCTTCTGCTATCTCAACTTCTTGCTTGTAAGTAAGCTGCATGTGAAGCATTAACTCTTCTTCTGTTTGAGGCAACGCTTCTGGATCGTGTTCTGTAATGTCTACTTTAAAAGTTTTCATTATCTTTTCAGAGTATTCTTTAGTACGCATGTCATCTAATATAGACTGCATATATGATGTTCTTTTATCTACTCCATAAGGATCTTGTGAATACGCTTTTATGTCGTAAGACCTGTCAGCCATACCGTTAACTACTATGTCCACAAATTTAGGTATAATAGGCACAGGCTTCCAGTCAAGGTTTAAGTAGCTTAGGTCACCGTTTATAGACAACTCATCTTTATATTTTTGTATAGATTGTTCTCCACGAGCATATAATCTAAGCTTGTGGAATCTTTCTTTGTTTTCTATATATCTATTGTTCGTATAGTTTTCGTTGAACCACTCTTGCTCGATAGCTTTGGCTACTTTTAAACCATACTCTTTAGATACTTTTTCTGTATCACTAACTACTTGGGAAGGAAAATAACTTTTTACAACTGACTCAGCCATATTTATTTTTTAATTAATGTTGATGATAAACCATCGTTCTTATAACGAGCAATACTTAAGCTCACTTTATTAGTATTACTTGATTTAGGATAGTATAAATGTCTATTGCACGCCATTACAGCTAGGCCTGAGCTAATAGCGGCATCAAACTTGGTTCTTTTGTTGATGTCAAACTTAGCCCAGTCGTTAAGAGTTTCATTAAAGTACACGTTACCATAGTTACCATCTCCTTTGTGACCAACGTGATCGTTTATATACATCTCAATAGCAGCAGCGTGAGCTTGCTTTATATCTTCACTAGAGTTAGGTATACCTCCAACTTCTTTTTCAGCAACAGACAGCTTATTCCAAACTTTATCCGGTCTATTCATAGAGTATCCCCTGTATCCTCTTCTCTTTAAGTAATACAGTAACCTAGGTTTGTTGTTCTCTGCTAGTAGTGGCATACCATAAAACACTAAAGACATTAATACATCTTCAAAGAATATCTCTGCAGTAGGTGGCCTTGAAACATATTCCAAGAAAAAAGTATTAGCAGGAGCATCTTCCATAGAGAATTTTGTTAGACCATGAAGCGCTCCGTTAGAGCCTCTACCATCAACTGTTCCACTAATATCATAACTGTCACAGCCAAACGCACCCATGTGCTCATTTCCTGGTAGCTTTATTCCTTGCTTTACAACCTGCCTGTTTTGCAGATGCATGCTTGGAACCCAGCTAACTTTGAACCTACCTCCTGGATCTGGTATAAAGTTAACCTTAGTATCTTTTACTCCGTTCTGCCACTGGAAGTTTCCAGTAGTAACAGCATTAGAGTTTCTTATACCGTCGTTGTAATCTATTTGCTCATATATCTTAACAAGATTAAACAAGCTGTTTTTAGTCTCGTCTCTAAAAGCGTGCTCTGTTGTTCTTGGAAACTGACGGTAAAATTCATTTAAACCATCTTGGTCTCCTTTTAATCCATCTACTTCGTTGTTCCAGTATTCTATGATACCTATATCTATTAGTGAACCGTCTGGTCCATTAGTTTGCTTAGATGGAGTATTGAACACGGGTCTTCCAAACTCGTCAATAAATCCTTCATAGTTCCATTCCATTGGGATAAACAGAGAATATAAACCAGAGCGTGTTTGTCCATTTGCATTTCTTTTGTTAGCGTCACTATCGTTATATAACTTCTTAAAGTTTTCACCACCCTTGTCTAGAGAGTTGGATGTTGAGCCCATCATGCATTTTCCTATAATCCTACTACCTAGTCTTAAGCAAGTTTTTGTAACACGCCAGTTATTAAGTATATTGTCTGGTCGTTCCCATTTACCACTCTCATCGTGTACTAGTAGCGCTAGCTTCTCACCATCATAACTGTTGTCACCAGTGTTCTTCCAGTCAATTGTAGTGTCTAGTCCTTGTATGTCCTCTAGCTTCTCTTTTGACGTTATCTTTTTACGAGTAAACTTACTTGCTGGCACACGATATGCTAGCTCAGACTTAGGTCTGTCCATACCATCTTGTATTGGTTTGAAAAAGAAAGGATAGTTTATTGATATAGGTACAACCTTATCCGTAAACATCTTCTTAGCATCGGCACCACTCTTAGATAGTATTCCATATCTACTATCGCTAGATATTGTAGCTTGATTTACAGTTTCCGCTGAGCTCATGAAAGAAAAACCAGAACGTCTGTTTTTCAAGTAGCACATACCATAACATCTCACGTCTGCCTTGCAAGCTTCCCAGAACATAAAAAAAAGTCTGTTTGCTTCACGAAAGTCTGGAGCACCAACGTCGATCTTGCTCCACTGNAAGTACATGTAATGACTTCCAGGTATATATGTAGCGGTTCCATCGTTGTTAAACCAAAAACCCTCATCTCTACGTCTAAACTCCTCGTCTATATAGTCGTACCAATCTTCTTTTTTTTCTTCTGGGTACTCTCTCCAGTCGAATATGCTCTTCACCTTTTTTAGTAAGCCAGGTTTCTCAAGCTGCTTCCACTTCCTATCTTCGTTGCTATACACATCTTTAGGAATCACAGGCAAGG